GTCAAAGACTATGTTGACCTGATCCAGAAACTGGATCTGCCGGTGCAAAAGATCAACGCGCCAGAACTGAACTACACCTTCGGCAACGAGAACGGCGGCATCGGCAAAGCCGAAGTGCTTGGCGCTTTGATGCACATCGGTAACGACAGCAACATGAAGAAGTTGCTTGCTGGCCGTGGCTGGGGTCAAGTGAACGAGGACGGCACTGTCGACACATCGCGCTGGAACATGTTTATGAACCGCATGATTGAAGAGGGCGTGCTGACCAAAGCCGACTTTGATTTCGTGCAAGCCGTGTGGGATCTAAATGAAGAACTCAAGCCTATGGCGCAAGAGGCGCATCGCGAGATCTTCGGCTACTACTTCAAAGAAGTTGAGGCTCGCCCTGTCGTCACTCCGTTCGGCACTTACCGTGGCGGCTATGTCCCTGCGAAGACTGATCCGTTCATAGTCCGCGACGCACAGCGCCAGGCCAAGATGGAGGAACTCGAGTCCGACTTCCGCAACTCTATGCCAAGCACTGGCGCTGGGTTCACGAAGTCTCGCGTCGAGTACAACAAGCCGCTGTCGCTTGACATCCGCGTGATGGCCAAGCACATCGACGATGTGATCCGCTTTGCCCGCGTGCAACCGACTATCCGCGACACGCTCAAGATCTTGCGCAAGCGCGACTTTGCAGACACGATTACCCGCATCGATCCGACCGTGATCGAGGACATGCTGATCCCGTGGCTCAACCGTTCGGCTCGCCAGATCACCAGCGAAGTCGGCATGAACAGAAGCATCGATACCTTCTGGCGTGCAGTGCGCAACCGCACCGGCATCGGCATCATGTTTGCCAACATTACCAACGCGCTCCAGCAGGTGACCGGTTTCTTCCCTGCATTGCTCAAGGTGCAAGGCAAATACATGAAGTCAGCCCTGGCCGACTACATGAAGAGTCCGACCCAGTCTGCTGAGTTTGTGGCTGAGTTGTCTCCGTTCATGGCTGACCGCATGAGCAACCAGATGATCGAAGTCCAGGACATGATGAATGACCTGCTGATCAACCCGACCAAGTTCGAGAAGGTGCAAAAATGGTCCAATAAGCACGGCTACTTCTTGCAACAGGCCTTCCAGAACTTTGTCGATGTGGTCACCTGGACCGGCGCCTATAACCAGGCAATTGCTGAGTCTGGCGTCGACATCGATGAGCAGGCCGCAAGCAAGGAGGCGATCAAGCGTGCAGACGCCGCAGTGCGTATGACGCAGTCGAGCCTTCAGCCTGAAGACCTGGCCGCGTTCGAAGTTGGCTCGCCGTTCTACAAGACGCTGATTCAGTTCTCTGGCTACTTCAACATGATCGCCAACCTGAATGCCAACGAGTACATCAAGATCTTTCGCGACCTTGGCTGGCGCGGCAACAAAGGCAAGTTGTTCATGACCTACTTGCTGGGCTTTGGCCTGCCGATGCTGGCGGCTGATGCGATCGTGCGCAGTCTTGGTGGCGGCTGGGACGACGACGACGACGATGGATACCTCGATGTCTTCATGTCCTGGTTCTTCGGCTCTCAACTGCGTGGCGCTGTTGCCCTGGTGCCGTTTGGTACTGCGGCCACCGTGCCATTCAATGCGTTCAACAACAAGCCGTACGATGACCGCATGACCACCAGCCCGTCCGTCTCAACGCTCGAGGGCGCGACGGTCGGCGTGGTCAAGGCTGGCATCAACATCGCCGACCCGTCCAAAGAGGTCACCGGAAAGAATGTCCGCGACATTCTGACGATGATCAGCCTGGTCACCGGCATCCCTGTCACCGTGCTTGGCAGACCGATCGGATATGCGATCGATGTCGATCGCGGCAAGATTAAACCCACCTCTGATGTCGACTACATTCGCGGCCTCGCCACTGGCAAAGCAAGCGAATCGTCGAGACAGTAAGGTACCCGTATCCACAACCAGAATGCTTAGTCTCTTCACAATCGTCCAGGAGTTCCGTCCATGACCATCAGTTCAAATAGCCGGAAAGCCGGTCCGTTTATTGGTAACGGAACAGCCGCGACTTTCCCCTTTACCTTCAAAGTCTTCCAGGCCTCGGACCTGGAGGTGGTCAAACTCACGGTCGCGACCAACATTGAAACGACCCTGGTGCTGAACACCGACTTCACCGCAGTGGTGAACGAGGACCAAAACTCAAACCCAGGCGGCACGATTACGCTGACCGCAGGTGCGCTGGCCGCTGGCTACAACCTGGTCATCACATCGGACATTGAAAACCTTCAGCCGACTGACCTGACAAACCAGGGTGGTTTCTACCCTGAAGTGATCACCGACGCCCTAGACCGCGCAACGATCCAGATCCAGCAGTTGCAGGAAGCCGTCGACCGCTCGGCCAAGTTGCCGATCACCAGCAGTGCTGATGCCGATGCCCTGGTGGCCGACATCGTGCGCCTGGCTGACAGCGCGGACAACATCGACACCGTTGCCAACAACATCGGCAATGTCAACAACACCGGCAACAACATCGCGAATGTGAACACCGTTGCTGGCTCGATCAGCAATGTGAACACTGTGGCCACCAATGTGGCCAGCGTCAACACGACTGCCACGAACATCGCATCTGTCAACACCGTCGCCGCCGACTTGAATGAGCCGGTATCTGAGATTGAGACTGTCGCAGGCTCAATCACGAATGTGAATAATGTCGGCAACAACATTGCCAATGTCAACACGGTCGCCGGTATCAGCGCGAATGTAACGACGGTCGCTGGCATCTCTGCCAATGTGACTACGGTTGCAGGCAACAGCGCCAATGTGACCACTGCGGCCACCAACATTGCGGCCATCAATACCGTGGCATCTGATCTCAACGAGCCTGTCTCTGAGATCGACACGGTGGCGAACAACATCGCTAATGTGAACACGGTGGGCAACAACATTGCAAGCGTGAACACTACCGCTGGCAACAACGCAAACATTACGACCGTCGCGACCAATATCGCGAATGTCAACACTGTTGCGACAAACATTGCGAATGTGAACTCGGTTGCGGGCAACGCGACCAACATCAACGCAGTGGCTGGCAACAGCACCAACATCAATGCGGTTGCAACCAACTCAACCAACATCAACACCGCCGCGAATAACATTGCCGCGATCACGACTGTTGCTAATGATTTGAATGAGCCGGTCAGTGAAATTGACACGGTTGCAAACAGCATTGCAAATGTGAACACAGTTGGATTAAACATTGCATCAGTGCAGACTGTTGCAGGAGTTGCTGGCAATGTGAACACTGTTGCAGGCATTGCTCCTAATGTCACAACTGTTGCAGGCATTAGCGGCAATGTCACCACCGTTGCAGGCGTATCTGCTGGCGTTACTACCGTTGCAGGTATTGCTCCTAATGTGACAACGGTGGCCGGTATTTCGTCAAGTGTTGTGTCTGTGGCCAGCGTTGCATCAGACATTCCAACTGTTGCCGCCAATGTGTCCGACATCAGCAACTTTGCCGATGTATATCTTGGAGCAAAGAGCACTCCGCCAACAACTCGAAACGACGGCAGTCCGCTTCAAGTTGGCGATCTGTATTTCAACAGCGTCAGCAATGCAATGTTTGTTAGGTCCAGCACTGGATGGGTGCCTGCTGGTTCGAGCGTGAACGGCACCAGCCGACGCTTCCGCTACATCGCTACCGCTGGCCAGACGACCTTCACCGGCACTGACAGCAACGGCAACACGATGGCCTATGACGCAGGCTTTGTTGATGTGTACCTCAACGGCGTGCGTTTGGATCAGACCGACTACACCGCATCGAGCGGCACCAGCATCGTGCTGGCATCTGCCGCCGCGCTGAATGATGAACTGAACATCGTCGCATTCGGCACATTCTCGGTGGCCAGCATCAACGGCGTCGACATCATCAATGGCACCGTCAGCGCAAACAAACTTGCGTCTGGTGCGGCTGTGAGCAACATTGGCTACACGCCAGTCAACAAGGCTGGCGACACGATGACCGGAGAACTTGTTGTGACATCTTTGAAGGGTGTTGCAGGCAACAAGTTGCAACTGCGAAGTGGAGACGCTAGTTATGGCGTTTCATTGCAAAATATTTCTGGTGTTGATCTTCTTGCGGTTGATGCGGTTGGCCGAGTAACAACGCCATATCAGCCAGGGTGGAGTGCATTTGCAACAACTGGAGCGAATCTTTCTACTAGCGGCACTCCGGCAAAAATGCCATACACAACAGAGGTCACAGATACTGGTGGGCATTACGATGCATCCATAAGTAGATTCACGGCGCCAGTTGCTGGAAAATATTTTGTTTCATTTTCTGCGCTTGCCCTTGGAGGCGGCGGCATGAACTTAAAACTTTATAAAAATGGCGCTTTGTTTTCAGGTGCAAATGGTCATGCAAGATCAATAACTGGAACAAATGAGCAAAACATGGGCCAATCAGTTGTTGTGTCTTTGGCGGCAAATGACTACTTAGAAATTTTTTACAACAACGATGGCGCAAGCAATCAAATTTACGGCGCTCACGGAAGTTTTTGTGGGTACCTTTTGGGATAATTGAAAGGAACAAACATGTCTCAATACACAATCAATCTTTCAAGCGCAGAAGACAAGGCGCTGTCTTATGCGGCAATGTCTCAGCAAAACTGGATCGACAACGCGGTCCACGAGCGTTGCCGCATCGCTATCGATGAAATCTCCAAGATCTGCGTCGAGCAGTGCCTAGCCAACAACATCCAGATCCCTGGATCAAAAGACGCCATGGTCGACCTGGCATTTCAGAATGGCTGGGTGATCACTGCCGCGCAACGCCAGGCTCAGATCGAAGCAGAAGCCGCCGCACGAGCACAGGCCGCGCAGACTGAAGGAGCGTAACCATGCCAAAGGCAAGAAATTTAGCAAGGCTAACCGTTGATTCAAACGGCGATGTCGATGCAAGCGCACTTGATGCTGTAACCCCTGCATTGATCAGCGACAAAAGCAACACAAGCACAGGATCATTTGACTTGCCTGTTGGCACTACCGCTCAAAGACCAGAGTCGCCGCAAAGCGGAATGGTGCGAATGAACTCGACTACCGGCACGCCTGAATGGTACGACTCGATTAACAACATTTGGGTCGCGTTTTCTGATGGCACTGCCTATTCGGTAGAAATGTTTGCATGGGGTGGCGGAGGTGGCGGCGGATACAACGCTGGTGCTGGTGGTGGCGGTGGCGCGGCGGCAGGAACAATGACTGTCACGCCATTCACATCATTTGCTGTTGTTGTTGGTGGCGGTGGCGACACTCGTGCGGCGAACGCTGGACAAGGGTCAGCGGCTCCTGGTGGCGGCGGCCTTTGCGGAAGT